CCGAGGCTTGTGGAATACACGCCGATTGCGCCACCGGTAGTTTGATCGACCACGACAGGCGCACGGGTTCCCAGCGGCATACTGACGGCGGTTCCCTTTTGGGGCCAGGGTAGTGACGAAGTGAAATAGTCATGCCGTTTCCCCCGGCGAAGTAGTACGTAGTTTGAATAGGTGTCAGGTCCGTCGCCTGTGTCGACGGTGACAGAGTTTTGAAGATTTTGATCACGGAACCATTCGTTCCAGATTTTATTGTATGCACGAAGGTGCAGATTAGAGTGAGAGACGGTAGCAGCTGCGGTTACCTGGCCGAGAGTCGGCAGACCCATGTAGTCATGCAGCGTACCGATTAGATAGCCAGAGGCAGGAGACGTTGATACGGGGACAGTGTAAGCGACAGAGTCGGCAGGATTATCTTGTTCGCCCTGGAATTTTTTCCAATTAGTCCAGAGTAAACGATTTGGTACGAAGAAGAAGAAGGAGGAGATATGTAAGTTATCCATGATTGGATAGATAGGCGTTGCCATGCGGGCGAAGAGAGTCATATGCAAACTCATAGTGTCCCCTGGTAGAACCTCATCAACGACGATTGGAATGAGATAGCCAGAAGAGAAAGCGGTTTTGTGTGTCCACTCGCGTAAGAACGCCGAGCGTGGAATGTCCGCTTTCGGGATCATTGCAAATTGATGCAGATTTACAGATTTATTACGGAACATGATTTATCCCTGGTGAGAGTGTGAGAGCGGGCGAGGTGGAGCTCGCCCGGAACCTTTGGTGATTAGTGGGCTGTTACGTCAAGTGCGGAAGGCTGTTTAGCAGGTAAAGCCTCAGTTGCAGCAGCAACGCTAGCAGGTTGCTGCGTTTCGAAACGACCATCGTGATCGTCAAACGTGCCGAGTGCATAGAGTGCAAAGTCGCCGGGGTGTTTGTTCATCATGTTTTGTTCATCCGGACGACTAACGGCATCGTGAAAAGAACGGATGCCGTGGATCAACGTAGGCGCGAAGAACGGTTGCGAGAATGAATCAGCCTTTGAATCACGAACAGACAGGATTACGTATTTCATTTTTATTGCTCCAGGTTAGATATCACGGTTGAATTGCTTGGTGCGCGATTTTGCGACGGCATCCTTTACACGGAGCCTGGCGCGGGTGTTGTCATGCTGACGGAGCGCACCGTCGGCCTGACGCTGCTCGATTATTTTTTCGAATTGTTCGGGGTTAGCTCGTTTATAAACTCGGTCATAGAATTTTGGCGGGATGGTGTGCTTTCCGTTAGATAGCACCTTCCCGTCGGGATATATGTCACTTTCATATCGTGCCAGCCAAGCAGCGCCGATCCCCGGCTTAAGAGACATGTGACTGCACTCCGGTTCCAAGGAAGCCATTTCACCCGTTTCGGGATCGGCAAGAACTCGATAGTGTGCCGGTCCAAGCGAACCGTTAACTTTTTCAAGGCAGTATCGGGCGCAATAGGCCGCAGAGTTGTAGGTGACGGCGCCGGTGAGTGTTTGCCCGTGCGTCCATAGGGCATCAAGCCAGGCAGAGCGGAATAATACATTGTCATTTTCTCCCGAGTATTTGATTGCATCAGGTAATTCGAGATTAAAGAGGATTGCGTGATAGTGGGGACGTGCGGATCGAGACCCGTATTCCCCAACACAAAAAAACCGAACGGGCTTTCGCTCCTCCGGCTTTTTTTTGTAGTTCACCTTGGCGCGTAGGCGATGCATGAACGCCTGGAAGTCGAGATAACGAAGCCCGCCATTGCGAGGCAGCGCGTCGTCCCGATAGGTGAACGTTGTAAACACGTTGTGATCCCAGGATTTCGCCTCATGCATGATGCGTATTGCCCAGGTCCTGGCTCGTTCGAGCCTGCACCTGGTGCATTGCCCACACGGGATCAAGATGTTTCCGCAGCGGCGCCCGGCCTGGTAGGCGCCGAGGATGCGTACGCCGCTTGAGTCGCGGATCGCATCCAGAGGAAAAGAACATGCCATCACAGGCGATAGCCGCCGCGCATCGGGGGAGGTGCCACATTGGCCGCCTTGACCCTTTTGTGCGTATTGGAGAACTTTTTTGCCGAGGCATTTTTGTTGACCGAATATCTTTTCATTTTTTACACCCTTTGTAGGATAAATACTACGGTTTTAAAAAGGGGGGAAGCCTGGAGACTTCCCCCAGAAGTGAGTAGTTTTTAATCAAAAACTCTCACTGGGTACAGTTACATCAAGGAAAGAACTGTGCCAGGTCCAAAATCAGGCATCCGATTTTGGGGTCGGGTTGGGCTGGTCAGGCTCCGGCGCGAGCTTGACCAGGAGGGGGCTTGCGGGGGCTTTTTCGGGATCGATAAAGCCCATACGCTTGACTTCCTCACGGTTTTGTGAATCAGAAACGAAGTCCATTAGAGCCTGGGGATTATTGCCAAAACGGGCGCGGATATCTGGCGGCATCGCCATAAAAGCCTCATCCGCTGCGCGGATGGCATTTTGAGCGCCCTGGTAGTCGAGTTGTTGATCCTCAAAGTCGCCATACATGGCCACTCGATGATCCTTAGGCATGAGGCCCAACAGGCCATAGCGACGAACGAGCGTATTAATGTCCGACTCTTCCGCGAATTCCTGCTTTGTGCGTGAGACGTCAGTGAAGTGAATAGCGGTCTGATCCGAGACCCGCTGCGAATCATAGACGAACGGCTGACGCACGTGAACCGGGTGGTGTGGCGGGAGAGCATTGACGTTGGCTCCTGTGTAGAACGTGTTGATAGGCGGCTCGTCCCCCTGGGAAACGATAACGCCGACACCCTGGTCGTCAACGACGGTCTTAGTTTTTGACATGATTATTTTCCTTCGATAATAAAGCGATTGAGGTTACGACGATTGGCGAAGCCGCCGATATCACGGACGGCGCCGCCTGCGGAGTTTAAGAACTTTTCTCCCTCGTGGATGTACGGAAGCTTTGTTCCAAGAGGCGTTTTATACATTTCTGAGCTTGCTTTGGCTTCGGGTACTCCGAGCTCAGCGAGCTTAGCTTCCACGTTAGCCAGGCGCGTGCGAGCTCGGTTGAGGTCGGCTTCCGATTGCGGGCCTTTGGCGAGGATTTCATCGCGGAGCTTGTCCGCTTCCTCGATAAGTTTAACGACACGATAATCAGCCTCCTGGGCAGACGAAGTTTTATAGCGGGTGTCCTGGCGAACATTTTCAGGACGGTTCAGCTCGGTAGCGGTTTGAGCATCCACATTCCGGGCTTGAGACTTGAGCAAGTCATTTTGAGCCGCCATGTTGGCGATAGAGGCCGCGCTGGCCGCGCCAGAAAGGCCTGCGGCAGCTTTGTTGCCGATAGATGGTATGGAACTACCACCCATGCCGCTGGAAGTCGGCGCAGAGCCGCTTAACGCGGCGTTGCCCCCATGTGCAGCAGCAAGGACCGGATTAAGGCCAGCCTGGCCGAGATCAGTCATAGCCCGTTGGTATTGGGTTTTCGATTGGTAGTCCTGGAAGGCCATTTGAGCAGTGGCCATTTCGCGGTCGTGCCCGAACGCGTTTTGTTGGCTTTGTCCTTGCCAGCCGATATTTTGGTTGAACATGGATTGCATAGCCTGGTTGGCTTCGTTTTGGCCCTGGTAGGCCTTGTCCGCGGCATACGCCGAGACGGCAGTAGGTCCGATTTTTCCAGCGAGGTCGGCGCCATCGTCAAAAATGTCGCCGACATCACCCAGGAGGTCGTCCCAGTTGCCGGTGACGATGTCACCGATCCCGGACACGATCGAGTTAAGGAAGCTCATTAGAACCGATCGATTTGACCAGGCACCGAATACATGGGCATTGCACGCACGGTCCGGCAGCTGAAGAACGAGTCACATATGAACTCCGGCTGAGAGGGGACCGCGATCACTCGCGCAACGGGGGGAGTGTCTTGTATGAACGTGCTATTGAGCGTGGGCGCAGAGGTGAATTTTTGGGCAAGGTGCCACGCATCCAGAGTGCTTGCCGCAGTAGAGCGAAATATGCCAGTGATGATGGATGGCTTATAGCGATATTCGGCCCAACGCTCTTGATAGCCAAAAACGGTAGAGTCCCCCGAGCCCCCCGTGCAGTAGATTTCCTTTTGATAGACGCTTTGTTCACCGAGGTGCGCGAAGACGGGCTCATAGAAGTCATACCTTGTAGAACGAGACCAGAAACGCTCTAGTCCCTGTTGATAGGTGAGGTCCGCTTGAATAGACACAAGGCCCAGGATGACGCCATGTTCGGTGAATGCCTGGGTGAAGCCGTGGCCTTGAGCAAGTGCGGTTCCCATTGCTGCGAGTTGTCCGGTAGGGGTGGATCCTCCGGTAACGCCGGTTGCGGAAGTTTGCGCGATTGGGTTGATCGAGACTGGTGAGCGGCCACCGCCGAGATACTCAGAACGCTGAAGACGAAAATCCGGGTTGACGACGCCGAAGCGCACCCGGAGAGATTCGACATAGCGAGTACCGCCGCGAGCGTCACGCTCGAGAAGCTTTTGAATTTGGAACGCGGATCGAATTTGATTGATCGTAGCCGAGGTCGCAGAGTTGAGATCAGCATAAAGCGATGTGGCGTTAGCGTTGGCAGTTGCAGACACAGCGACGAAGGTTGAAGCCAGGTCCATTGAACGATAGGCGCCGAGGCTTGTGGAATACACGCCGATTGCGCCACCGGTAGTTTGATCGACCACGACAGGCGCACGGGTTCCCAGCGGCATACTGACGGCGGTTCCCTTTTGGGGCCAGGGTAGTGACGAAGTG